ATGTTTCCAGTGTTGATGTCTGTGAGTGTAAATGTGTCAGCATCTACTCTGGTAATGCTGTAGTTCCCATCGGTGGCAGCACCGCCAGTACCAGCGGCAAAGTGAATGCCTACAATGTTTCCGGTAGCAAGGCCGTGAGCTGTTTTGGATATTGTTACTGTGGTTCCAGAGCGACCGTATGTAACGCTTGAAGTTACTGGGGCTGAGGTTGAATCAAACAAAACCAAGGTTCCACTACCACCAAAAAAAGAAACGCCTTTAACGCGGTTTCTTCCAAGAACAAAAAAACCACTTTGGTTTAGATGCGCTTGTTTTACATCAGTTTGCATGCCCATATCAATCTCCTGTAAAGCAGGGGCCGAAGCCCCCTGAGTTGATTAAGCGTCAGCAAAGGGAGTGACAACAGAGCCAGAGGCCAACAACACACCGGTGACCATGTACTTGTTGGCAGCCAACACAGTCACAGTAACGGTAGAGCCAGCAATACCGCCAGTGGTCGAGCCGTCCAAGTTGATGACATCGTTGGTTGCGCCGGGAGCAAAAGCCGTCACTGCGCCAGAGCTGTCGGTGTCAACCATGATCATGGAGCCAACAAATTTGTCAGTGCCGTCGGTCTTGATAGCCACGGCAGTGGCAGCAGTCTCAATGACAAACGTGTAGCTGGTGCCCACATTGTTAGAGGTGCTGGGGTCTTGGCCGGGGCCAGAGGTCACAGGGTTGGCTGTGGCATTGATGGTAGGCAGCGTGATAACCAGCGTAGCGTCATTGGTACGAATGGTCTTGCCAGCGTACGAAGCCACATCCAGAGTAACGGTGTTGGTGCCGTTAGCCAGATTCACGATAGAAGCGGGACCTTGGGTGATGAAGCCAGCCAGCGAACGGACTGGGCCTTGGAAAGTAGTCAATGCCATGATGATTCCTCATGCGGTTGAGGTATATCTGTCTGCATGAAGTCGGCCCGGAGCCGTCAGATATACCGGAAAGTCCGGGTTTAAACAAATATACAGCAAAAGAAAAGGCCCCACAAGGGGGCCTTTCCAAATAACCCCGAAGGATTAAGCGCCGGGTGAGCCGAACACGCCCAGTGGGTCAGAGACGCCGAACGAATAACGCTCACGAGCCTTATAACGTACGTTGCCGGTGTCAAAATCCCCGTCCATGGAATTCGCCAATGGTGAACGAACGAAGTGTTTCAGGCCGTTAGGCACATCAGTCAACAGGAACCAAGCGTTGGTGTCAGTCAAGAAGTTGTTGACTGTGTAACCACCGGGGATGGAGCCGTTGTTCTTGATGGCGTTGATATCGTTGTCAGCGGTGCCGACGCGGAGTTCAGTTTCCAGCAAGCGAGTTGCAACGAATTGCAACGATGGAGGAACCACCAGCTTCTTTGGCTTGGCTGCAATCAGCAGGCCGCGTTCGTCTGTCCAAGCTGCGATCTGAATGACGGCGTTTTCCAACGAAGTCTCGTTCAGGTCGGCTGCTGTGGCAGGGCGGTTGCTGTTGACGCCACCGGAGACCAGAGGGTGAGCTGTCGAGAACAGGGTCACGCCGTCGCCGTAAGTTACGCCAGCGGTGAAACCAGTGTTCAGGATGGCTGCTGCCTTGACCTGCTTGGTGTAAGCCATACCACGAGCCAGAGCTTTGGTGTAGCGGCTGGACAACGAGTCATACAAGTTGTCTTCCACAGCTTCTTCAGTGATGGAGAAGCCCAAAGCGATGGTTTCGTGAGTGTAGCGAGCGGTGAAGGCTTCCTGAGCGTTGTCATAAGCGATGGCAGCGCCTTCGTTCTTGACAGGAGCGGCAGAGAAGCCAGACAGCTTAACTTCCTCTTCAAAGCTACGCTCCGAAGTTTCGGTCTCGTAGATTTCCTTGTGCTGCTCGCCGTACTTAGCGTACTCAAGGCCGAACAAAGCGTTCAAGCCGGGGAGCAGTTCTTTCAGCAGTTGTGCGCGTGAAATAGCCATGGTTTACTCCTTAGACACCAGTGGTGTTGTTGTACTGGTGTGTGTTGATTTTCACCAACAGCTCGGTGTATGTGTCAGCAGCGGTAGCTGTTTCTGGCACAACGTCGATCACACGGATTGGAATGGTGGCAGTAGTGCCAGCGCCAGTCAAAGTGACGGCGAAGGCAGAATTACCGGTGGTGGTGTTACCAGCGTTCAGGACGAGCGCAAGGTTCGAGCCAACAACAGTACGGCCAGCGGTGCCCATAGTAGTGCCCGAGGTCACGACAGCAACCTTAAACAAAGCCATTGGGTCATCGACAACGTAGGCGTAAGCCAAGTTGCTAGCGGTAGATGCCAGAGCTGGAATGAACTGACCTTGAACGGTTTGACCGTTCGAGTTCACGTACTGACCACCCATGCAAACGCCAACGATGTCGCCGGAGTTGGTTGTAGTGGATTTGACCAGATAGCCATCGCTGTTGATTACAACGGTATCGCCATCGAAAATGGCGGTGCCGAAGCCAGCAGCTACGGGAATCTGACGGAATGCACCTGCGTACGGCATACCATCAATACGATTGATGGGTTGCAAGCCGTAGGGTGCCGAAACGGTGGGGTAAGCCATGTTTGGACTCCAAAAAAAGTTAAGTGCCTTTGCCGAAAGTAACCTTCGTGCTCCGCTCTTTATAAAGCGGCATACGAGGATCATTTTCACGCATGAAAGTGTTGTCCACTGATTCCATCTGCGATTCAGCTTGTTGGCCGTAATACGCATTACGTTGATCAACGAACTCCACAGGTGTTTTGCAAAGTAACAGGCCACCAACTTCAATGCTGTCTGGAAAGCGATTTTGAGAGCTACCAAACAAACGCACTTCAGGGTGATCCGATGCTTTTACGGGTTCCCATCCCTCTGTCATTTTTGAGGCGTAATTCGTGGCGTCGTCTTTTCCTTGAACTGCAATACGAATCCAGCGAAACGCATAACCGGGTTCAGGCTTCGGATCAGGCAGAAGCTGTGGTGGCATCCATTTTGTTGGACGCTTGGTTAATTCGCGGGTATCAAGTTCGCGATCAAGGCGAGATTTTGCTTCACTCATTTTCATTTCCTCATTTCTTCAGCAACCTTACGAGCATAGAGTTCCAAAGGAACACCAAGCCGCTTAGCGAGATTCACCTGTGTCTGCGTCAGCACGATCTTTTTAGGCGCTGTGCTACGGGTTGCAGGTGCAACGTTTGATTTTGCAGGTCGTGAAGTTGGCGCATCCACGTTTTTTTCAGATTCAAACGACTCTGGAAAAACCTGACGAAGACGACCGTTAAGTCGCTCGTAGTATTCATCTGACTTGGGGTTGACTCCAGAGTTAATCAGCTTTGTGTGCAGCCCTAAGGCGAAGCTGGTCATCTCTTCATCTTTTCCAAACCACTGATTTTTTTGTTGCCACTCTTGAGCCTTGTAGTCGGGCGCAGGAGTATCAACAAAATTGGTTCTTGAATCTGGTTCAGTTTGTACATCAATTTTTTGTTGCTGTAAAGCGGGTGACTTAATATTGTTCACACGCTCGGCACGCATTGCAGCAGTAGTCAGATTAGCCTGAGCCTCAGTCATTGCGTCAGAATCGCCAGATTCGTATGCTTCCTTGTACTTGGCCTTGGCTTTTTCAAGATCGTTTGCAGCAAGTCGCTTGTAACTGTCCAAGACGGCAGCTTGGTTCTGCCCCAAAGAGCCCTTGAGCTTCTTGTTCTCTTCGACAATTGTTTGGGCTATCCGTAAAGCCTCTTCACGTTCGCGGTAAGCCGCCTCTTTGGCCCGGCGCTCCTCGTGATAGCCCTTTGTAAAGTGCTTAATACGTTGCTGCACGCTAGCGTCGTACTTCGCCAGCTCGTCGTCGGCAAATTCCTTTGGAGGCTCTGCCATTGGCTTGCGACCACGGTCTTCAATAGGTGTGTCATCGACGATTTCAATCTCGTCTTTGTCATCTATTTCCGCATTTACTTTGCTTTCGACTTCCGCTTTTTCATCAGGGAACTCAAACTCAACTTTTTCAATTTCAGCCATGATTTCTCCTTATACGCGTTGAATGCCTCTGGGGTCCTCAACCACAGCCTCGACAGAATCGTCGTTGATGATTCGCCACTCAGTGCCGTGAATCTTCATACGTGTACCGCTATTGGGGCGCACGATTACAAAATCACCGACTTCGCAGCTTGGTCCGCTTGGAAAGCGTTTTTCGTCCTTGAACGCATCAGGCCCAATCTTCGCCACGAACAATACGGGTGACAACAGCTCTTCATACTGCATTGTCTGACTGGCTTTTAGCAAGCCGCCCTCGTATTCCTCTTTGGCTTCTGGGAGCATGCACAGAAGGTGATAGGTTTTCGGGTGTGGAATCTGCTTGGCCTTGTCCTCAACGGGCTTGTTAAGTAGGCCGGACAGGTCAACCGCCTGAACATTAAAGTCATTCATCGTCATCGTCTTTCAGTTTACGCAGAAGGTCGTTTATTTCGCGCTGTGCGGTCAACAGACCTCGGATAACGCCGCACAGGTTTTGGTATTCGGCGTAGTCTTTAGCTATGCCGTCTGCCAAATTCTCGATGATGATTTTTTTTTCATTCTCAATTTTTTTAAGAGCTAGCTCAAGGGCGTGGTCGTTCATTTATTACCTCCACTTGTTGGCGGTTTGCTTGCAGCCTGCACCATTTTGAGCTGCATATTCATGGCCGCTTCCCGTTGTTTCTGAGTCATCTTCTGATCAAACTCTTGCTGACGCTGAGCCATTTCTTGCTCGTGAACTTGCCTGTCCATATTCATCTCTTGCTGCATTCTCGCTGCGGCCATCTCTGGGTTTTCGCCTTGGCGGCTTGCCATTTCTTGCGCTTTGAGTTGGAGCTCTTGCTGCTTGATAGCCAAGTCTCCTTGCACCTTCTGAGCTTTGGTCTGAGCATCCTGCATTTTGATCTGCAACTCTTGTTGTTGCATTTGAACGATTGGGTCTTGAGCTTGCTGTTGAGCTTGAGCCTGTTGAGCTTGCTGCATGTTCTGCTGCATGAGCTGCGTAGACGCCTGCGCTACCAAGCGTGACAACTGCACCTCTACATCTTCCGGCAATTTTTCATCTGGAGCAGGAAGTGGTACGCCCATTTGCTCTTCAATCTTCTTGCGGTACAAGAACGCCAAGTGCTCGGCAATGTGAGCTTGGGCTGCTGCGTTCATCTGCTGCGCCATCGGGTTCTGGCCTATTTGCTGAGCAATCATCGGGTCTTGCAAGAACGACGTATGCGCAGCGATGTGTGCATCGTGATCTTGATAGATGAACGCCTTGACCGGTGTGCCACGGAGCAAAGACATGTTCTCGCTGATCGGATCGCGAGGCTTTTGATCTTCAGTTACTGGCACTAGCTTCTCGGCATTCTTGATGCCAAGCACCTCGATCATTTGACGGTGCAACTGAGGCAGGTCATAAATCTGTGGAGCTTGCGCGGCCAACTGAATTACAGCTTGGTACTGCATGATCCGCTGAGCCATCGTTGAGCTATTGGGATCACTCACCGGAATGACTTCAACCAGATCGTAGTCGGCTTGTTTAGCACGCTTGTCCCCATATTGAGGGTCGTACTCGTATTCAGTCGGAGCGTAGTCTCGAATGATTGCTTTAAGGAGTTTGAACTCCTGCTTCATGGAGTAATGCACGCGAGCCTGCACCGCACTCATGGTCTTGAGTTGGCGCTCAAGCAGGGCCAGTGTTGTGCCCACAGGTGAGTTTGCGCTCATATCGCTGATCTTCATGTCAGCAATCGAACCAAGTCGGCGACCTTCTTCTGTGATGCGGTCAAGCAAAACAGCCAAAACTTGTGATGGCTCTTTGTATGGCAGCGGCATGATGTTGTCACGCACAGAGCCAGATGGAACATCTACATCGCGCCACTCACCGGGAGCAATTGGAGTGTCATCTCCTTTGATGCGAAGACCGCGAGACTTCAGGCCACCGGGCAAGTTGCTCAAAGTTCCTGCGTCTACCAACTGGCGGATCAATGATGTACCTGCGCGAGCATAACCACCGATCAGGTGGATGTAGCCGAAGCCATAAGCACCGAAGCCGGGCACGTAGTCGTACTGAACAAAGTGGTCACGCTTGAGCTTGAGAGGATCGTCCTCTTTGTAGTTGCGGTAGATCGACAGAATCTTATCTGTGCCCTTGTCGATTGTGATGATGTAGGGCAGCGCAATACCGTCTTTGTCTTCAAAGCCCGGCAAGTCGTAGTCAATCTGGATCTCACAGAACTGATAGCGATCATCGTCCGTAACAGAGTAGCCCTGCTCATCAGCTTTTTTCTTTTCCACATCGGTGTGTGTCTGCGTTGGCTCGCCCAACTCAACGTCTCGATAAAAGCCCGCCACCTGCAGCTTCTTTACGTCGTTCTCGGTCTTGCGCATGATGTGCGTCACACGCTCAGCGGTACGCGCACCAGACGAACCGTAAGGGATGATTACATCTTCAGCCGGTATAAAAACCGAAGTCTGGCGTCCCAAGCTAGGATCGTAGTAGACCTTCTTAAAAGCAGAGCCAATCAGACCTAAGTTGAACAGCATTCGCTCATGCTCTGGCCGATACTCAGGCATCTCCTCAGTCAGCCGATAGTTCATGTCGTCCTTGACGCGACTGGCTGCTTCTTCTTTCATCTTGTCAATTGCGCCAATGATCTGCGTTTTGACTGGACCCTGAGCCGGGAACGTTTCAATGATGGTTTCCGACTGAAAACGAACTGCAGCTTCAGTAAGTAACGTAGAGAATACGCCGCAAGCGCCATCCCATGGTTCGGTGCGCTCTTCGTACTTCATGCCTAGAACTTCTAGGCCCTTAACGTACATATCCGTCCAGTCCTTGCGTGAAGAAATGTCGGCCTCAACAAGCCCCATGATGTCAGAGCCTATTTTTCCCAGTTCACTGTCGTCAATGAACTCGGCCAAGTTGTCATCAAACGCAGCACCGCTGGTATCTTCCTCTGGCATAAGGTCAATCTCAAGCCCGTCGATGCCAATTTTGACGCCCTCGGGGTCCTCAATCTCAATTTCAATTACGCCCGGTTCCCCCACTTCGTCCAGACCTTGAGGTGCTGCGTACAAAGATTTGTCCATCATGCTTGTTGCCATATAAATGCCTTAATAGAAAGCGGCTTTGCGCCGAAAGGACTGAGGTTCGTCCTGTGTGTCGGATTCTAGTCTCAAGAACCCACCTTGTCGAAATCTGGTGATAGCCATCACGGCCGTGTCAGCCAAGTCGTCGTGGCTCATTTTTCTTCTTGCCCGCTGAGCCAGCAAAAAACAGCATAAATTTCAGCTCTGTTTGCGTTCGACTTTATGGTGTTTGCCTTAAAGCTGATTACAGCAACATTGCCCTGAACATAGCCAAGCGACGGGTTAATTCTGTCAAGGCTGGCGCTGTTTGGCACTTGTCTTGTTGTTCCACCATAACTCAAATCAACACCAAACACAGGGCACACATCCAAAGCTAGGGCGTAAACGTAGTCGTTGGTTAGATCGAAATCAAGTCCCTTGTACTTCGCCCTTGTCCTTGCGCCACCTACGGCACTTACAACCCACGCCCATTTTGGATTGCGCTGCTTCCATTTGTCTTTTGCCGACTTTGCTTTCTCGCTGGAGTTCCAGTTTGTGTTTTTCCGAAGGACAACGCCGGGACTTCTTTCTTTTCCGGGCCTGTAGTCAGAAGAGCATTGCATACACTTTCCGCTTGAAGTTGTGCGGTATGAGTTGTGACCATGTTTACATGGCTTCGTCAAATAAATTGAATTCCCCAACTGTCGCGCCTCCTCCCTTGATTTTGGAAGGGAGGCAACAAATTCTGCATCCTGCATTTTTTCGGCTATTCGTCTTGGTCCAGATTGCATGATGATCTCCTTTTTTCAATTATATCATCATGTCGGTCAATAGAAAGCAGCTTTGCGCCTAAATGAGAGGGGCTCATCTTGCTGATCCGTATCCAACCTAAGAAATCCGCCCTGCCTAAAACGAGTTATTGCCATGACCGCTGTATCCGCTAAATCGTCATGCGAGGCGTTAGGGAAAGCAGCCATCTGGTCGATCAACTCTCTGGCCCAACGGGTATCAGGTGCCCACACCTTGCCGCCTTGGAAGATGGCCGACACCGTATTCATCCGCGCAATCTTGTCGTTCGACTGCTGACGAGTACCCCGGCTTGGTGTGTAGCCGATTACAAAAATACCATCCATCTGGTTCAACTCTTGGATCAGCGAAGCACCTGCGGCCTTGGCTTCAACAATGCACTCATCAGGCTCCCACTCAAGATAGTGCGTCCGCGCTTTTTCCTTGAGTTCTGGAAACTCCATCCTTTTTTGAAAGGCATCCAGCAAGATGATGTTCGGATTGTTCGGGTCTTCATCCAAATAGAACACACCCCAAGTGGTACAGGCAGAGTAGTCCGATCGCTCGTTTTTTGTAAACGCCGTGTCCCATGCTTGGATGATGAACTCGCAACGGGGTGGGTCTTCTTTCTCCCACACCCTCCACCAGTCCCGCTTAACAATCGCACCCTCTTCACCTGTCGGCTGCTGCTGGTACTGAGCATTCCACTTGGCCGGAGCCAATTCTTCCTTCAGCGCCTCAAGCAACTCAAGCGACCAGAACTCAGGCCATAAGGGATTTCCGCTCGGCAAGATGGCCGGGAACTCAATTACCCTCCACTCATCCGACTTATTCCGCTCTCCAGCTTCTTTCAGAACTCGGCCAATGAGGTCGTTCTCACTCCAGCGGGTCGCAATGATGATGATCGCTCCACCCGGCTGAAGACGCTGACGTGGGCCAGAGGTGTACCACTCGTACGCCTTGTCATATATAGAGGGGTCATGCGCCGCTAGAGTCGCCTCTCCTTCAGTATGGGGGTCGTCGATGATCACCAGATCAGCACCACGGCCAGTCATCGTGCCGCCCACACCAATAGCGAAGTACTCGCCCACCTCGTTCACAGCCCAGCGGCCAGCAGACTTCGAGTCCTGCCGAATCTTTGTGTTCGGAAACACCTCGTGATACTGCTCACTCATTACGAGGTTACGGACCTTCCGGCCAAAACCTACAGCCAACTCACCCGTGTTCGACGCCTGCATCACCTTCTTGTCAGGAAACTTCCCAAGGAACCAAGCCGGTAACATATAAGAACCAAACTCAGACTTCGTGTGCCGTGGAGGCATAGAGATCGCCAGCCGCTTTAACTTCCCGGAGGCAATGTCCTCGAACGCCTTAGCCACGACCGCATGATGTCTTCCGTGAATAAACCCCGGCCACATCTTTTTAACAAAGGCCATGAAAGACGACTGACACTTCTCCCTCTCCAGCGCAGCCTTGTACTCGGCCACCTGCTCCAAGAGCTTCTCTTGCTCATGCACAGGCAACTGCGCAACCAACGCCTCCAAATCCTGCGGCTTTTCGTTTTTCACTCAAGTTCCTTCAAGTTCCTATAGTTCACCCACGCCGGACGTATCGTCCTACCAACCCCATCCATCTTCTTCACCACCCCCAACGCCACCAACCTGTCCACAATCTTCTTCGTAGAACCCAATCCCATCTTCCCCCTCACATACGCTATGTCCCGTATCGTCGGCGAGAACCCATACCTCTTCCACCACTCATCTATCGCAATAAACACCTCTTTTTGCGCCGGACTCATATCAGCCTCCATACACTCCTGCCACGTAGGATCACTACGCCGAATCTTCATGTCCCTGTGGATAACTTTTTTTACGCAACCTCCACGCTTTGATTGCCGCGTTGTTTTATTACTATCTTTCATTTTAAGTTACACCACAAGTACCTGTTTATTTTTCCACTTGAGCTGCCTATTTTTTAAGCAACTACCCCCCCCGGGGGTCATGTTTTAGCCGATGACGGGGGGGTCTCCCATATAGAGTGGGGTGGGGTCTCGCCGTCAGGATTTTCGGGGTCGATGTCCTCAGAGAGGGAAGAAGACGGAGATTGTTTGTGTGGAATAGTATGTATAGAGCCAAGGGACTCCTCGCTGTCAGTTTTGGGGGTCGGGGTGCGGTGGGGGTCGGCTTCGCCCGGTTTTGCGTCCGGAGGCCCGTCAGGTTTTGAGGTTGTCAGCTCAGCCAGTAGCGAGTCAGCGTCTCGGTCAATCGCTGTCACATCCTGCGCGTCGGCATTGCTTAACTGTTTGAGCTGCGCCATGATCGCGGCGCGTGCATCTTCACTGCTTGTAATGGTGCGCACTTCCTTGCGTTCCGTGTAGAGCCCCACCTCAGTTATCTGGCCAGCAACCTTCGCGGCCTGCACTCTGACAGCAGGTGGAGTGTCCGGGTCGATGATGGTTTGCACCAGTGACTGGATGATGAGGGACCGCAAACCCGCCGGGGTTCTATATGTTTCCGCATCAATAGCGGCCTTATAGGCTTCTATTTCCTGCGCGATATCAGGCCTGGCCTTCAGTTTGTATGCCGCATCCCCTTGGATTTTTGGGCTGGCCTTCGTGCTGTACGCTTTACGGTATGCAGCCGCACCCGTTGAACCCTTCGCTACTTCAAGGGCGAACGTACGTTGTTTCGGTGTTAACTCCCTTGTAACTCCCTTACCTAAGATATGAGAGACGGGGACAGAATCGAGGCTTTCCCTTAACTGGGCGCGGGTTAGCTTACTAGGTGTCTTATGTTCTTTCATAGGGGAGATGCTAGAGGAACAGCGGGAGGACTGCAACCGCTTCGCTTTAAACGCCCCCGCGACACGCTCCCAGGTCAACCGCGGCCACACGATCGGCGCACCCCCTGGACGCCTTCACGCCACCGGCAAGACTGTAAGGTTCTGTAAGAAACGCGCTACCAGGGAGCAAAGCACCCCCTTAGCTAATCACCCAATACAGCAGCACTACAGAGGGAAGAAGCAGAGCCGAACCGCTTCGCTCATAGCCAAAACCAATCAGCCGACCGACCAATTGAAAACCCCGGTTCACAACAACAGAGCCGACCGATAAAAACAAATCATTAGACCGACCGTTGACAAGTCCCGACAATACTCAACAGGCAGAAACGCCGACAACCTAACAGACAGGAACCCACACCATGCAATCACTGCCCACACCAGTACCGACCGCAGACCTGAACGCCTTATTAGATGCGCTGGCCCTGATGCCAAGCGCCAAGGTAAACCGCCACCCCGACATCATCACAGTGACCGCCACCCGCAAGGCAACAGGCGAGACCGTGAAAGTGTTGAGCGCTGCAACTCATGACGGCCAACACTGGCACGTCATGACAGTCCCCGGACTTATCACCGCCAAGGCTAACGCCTAAAACAAAACCCGCCCGCCTAACCAGCGGGCACAACAGGAACCCACCACATGACCACACTTAAAACCACCATTGCCGCGATTCTCATGCTCGCAGCACTGGCAGCAGCGAACTACTCCCGCCCGTATGACTGCACGACAGACAGCGAATGTGAAGCAGAAGAGGCCGCCCGCTGCTGGATTCTTTGCCAATAACCCCTAAGGAGAAAACCATGATCACCAGCACAGACCACGCAGGCCGAGCCTGCACCCTCACCCACAACGGCCACCCGGTAAACGCCGGGGAAATCCTTGAAGACTTCCGGGGAGACCAGTACCGCGTGACCGGAGGCCAAGCCCCACACAAGGCCAGCAGCAGCGGAAAGATTTACACGGACGCCGGGAATTATTACCCCACCGTTTTCGGATGCAAATGGACCCCCAGCAACTAAACCACCCACAGGAGAAACACACCATGAAACCCCAAGACCTCGCCACACTCGCAGCCGCCGCCCTGATGCCCGCCCGCTACAACGACCACGGAGAGCCAGCACAGCCCGCAATAGTCACCGCAGCCGCAGCAATCGCCGCCAAGGTGGACGAGCTGGGCACACTGCACGCCGCCATGGCCGACATGAAACGCAAGGCCGACAAAATCCGCACCGAGTTAGAAAACGCCGGACTTGCAGACATAGAAGGCCAGCTTTACCGCGTCAACTTCGCCCAATGCGCAGGCAAAACCCTAACCGACTGGCAAGCCATAGCCAAGCGCCTAAAGGCCAGCCCCCAAATAATCCGCGCCTATACCAAGACGGGCGAAGCATCCACCCGCATGACCGTTAAAGCACGCCAGACACACTAAAGGGGCAAAGCATGAACCGATTCACCATGAACCCAGCCACACCGCACCCCGACAGCGACAGCGACCCCGCGCCCATGCCACTAGCCGAGGCCATAGCTTTTGCCCTTCGGATTCTCAAAGACCCGACCGCTACCCAATGGCAGCGCCAAAAAGCAGCGGATGAGCTGCAATACAGCCACGACACACAGGAGCCCACACCATGAAATACCACTTTATCCAGAGCAGCAAGAACAGCAAGACCGGCCCGATCCCGCAGACATACACCAGCCGCGAATCCTGCCCCCCATCCTGCCCACAGTACCGCGCCGCATGTTATGCCGAGGATTTTTACACTCGCCTGACATGGGACAAGGTGCCATCCCGAGGGACTGACCTTGACGGGCTTTTGAAGGCAATAAACCGACTGCCGAAGGGTCAATTATGGCGACACAATGTAGCGGGTGACCTACCGGGTGAAGGGGAAACAATCGACCCCTACGCACTGGGCCAGATTGTGAAGGCCAACCGAGGCCGCGCCGGGTTTACCTACACGCACAAGCACAGCGCCGAGGCCATTAAATGGGCCAAGCACGCCACAGACTGGGGTTTTACCGTGAATCTCAGCGCCGACGATGTAGGCCACGCCGACCGACTCGCCGCCCATGGTCTTCCAGTGGCCGTAATTGTCCCGATGGACACGCCAAAGCACAGCACCACACCCGAAGGGCGCCCCGTCCTAGTTTGCCCCGCACAAACGACCGAATACATGACTTGTGCGCTTTGTGCATTGTGCCAACGCGCCGACCGCCGCCAGATCATAGGGTTTCGCGCCCACGGATCCAAGGCCAAGCAGGCAGACCGCACCGCCCGCCGAGTCATCCCAATCGCCGCAGCCTGACAGCGCCAGCGCCTGCACCGTGACAGGGTGCAGGAGCGGGAATTGTCCCGACTACAGGAGCCGACATCATGGACGACCAGCAGCCAAACCACGCCAGCACGCCGGGCGAAATTGTCGATTATTACGACAGCCATTTAAATCTGACCCTTCGGGAATTGTCCAACATGACCGGGCGATCAATTCCATATTTGAAGGCCCTAATCATGCACCCCGAAAAGGTCAAAGCATGAAACGATGCCAGAACGCCGAACCCGGCACGTACGGCCACGAATGCAGCAAGCCCGCCCAATGGACAGCCACCAACAAACAAGGCCACAGCGCCGCATTTTGCGACCAGTGCAAGCAACACGGCCACGAGGCCCGCACCTATTCCCAATGGACCAAGGAGCCCCAGCAATGACACACACCGAAGCCGCATATATTACAGCGGGCGCACGCTATGAACGCGCCAAAGGCCCCGCACAAGTGGCCGCAGCATCTCAGGCAATCCGGGTTTTGCTGGAGGCAGAGAAGCCCCACGACCAAACCGAGGCCCGCTATCTAATCGAACGAGGCAGGCAAGAGGCCCGGACAGCATGACGCCGTGGCCTTTTCCCCCGCCCGGTGGCCCGATACCGTGGACACCGGAGCAGGTGCGAGACTACCAGCGCCAGCAGGAGGAGGAGGCCAAAAAAGCCGCCCCGCCCGCCCCGTGGTGAACTCGCAAATGACCCCCGGCCCCGTCAGGCCGTCGCTAACTTTATTCCAGCCTCAGAGAAAAAATCCGATGCCGAACCAAAACCACCCACTGACACGCGCCTACATGCTTGGCGCACGAGCCACCAGCCCCCAAGCCATGACCGAGGCCATGCGCCTAATCGCTGCTTGCGAGGGAGCTGCCGACCAACTGACCATTGACCAGTGCAAACTGGCCGCTGAAGTTTTATTGGAAAGGAAAGCGCCATGAGATACACCGGCCCCGCAAAACCCATCCCTACGCACACCGAACTTATTAGCGACAAGGCCGAGCGCGTGATCTTTCTGCTGCTGGCTGTCGTGGCCGCAGTGTTTTTGTATCTGGATTGATCATGCCCACATACCGCATGACCATCGACAGAACCGTGCGCTTTCAGCTCGACGTAGAGGCTCCCGACCGCCTCGAAGCCCTGCGCATGGTGAACGACAAGGCTTTGATGTACGATGACAGAGATTTAAAGGAAACCCGTGTTATTGCCATCAAAGAACTCGAAGAAGTCCCTGTTCTCCATCCATTTGATTGAGGGAGAGGATGGCCGGGTGTCTGCTATCGCGGAGATGGTAGGCACCGGCCCGAACGCCATCGACATCGGCTTTGAAATCATGCAGAAGCTCGAACTGGCCTCACTGGATCACCCGGAGAGGCTGTCAGTTCAACCACTGTCGTACTGTAAGAACTACCAGTAGCGGAGATGCTGCCGGGGTGATTGCGAGAGAGATGGCCCGCCTAAGTTGCGGGCTTTTTTATTGCCACAAGCTCACGCCACCAACAAACGTACTCTTCACCGCACGGGCCTTCTGTCTCTGCAACTTCCTCATGTAGCTCTTGCGGCTTCTCTGCTCTTGCGTGGTTGCGCGGATCGGCTTGGCATCCTCACCATCCCCCATTGAGTACACCTTGAGCCTGTTGCGGCCATCACTCTCTCCCGTGTAGCCGATGACGTAGATCATTTTGTGGGCCTTCATCTCGTTGAGGATGCGCCCGACAGACTTGGGGTTTGAGGCTGTCTTGTCGGCCAGATCGTAGCGAGTGGCCGGGCCTTTGAGTAGCTCAGCGAACACGGCTACGGTTTTTTTCATTGTCATGCCTTCTCCTTGCGAAACATTTTGTCCAGTGCCTGCGAGCACTTGAATAGACTGGTTGATTGATGCAGGTCGTTAAAGTCACCGAGCGCTTCGCTCATGAAATACGGCCAACCGATAGCCTCTGCGGTGTTCTGCCCCGTTCTTGAGAGGTCGTTGTCTGCCACAACAAAACCATTCGGCAGAGTGGCCGCAACCTTCTTCATGTTGCCGGCACTGAAGCAAGCGTAGAGGGTGTAGCGCCGCTTCAATGCCTTCATGGCCGCACGAATTGAAAGCGCCGTGGCGTAGCCCTCACACAGGATGTTCGGCCCCTTGTTGTCAAAGCAGAAGTAAGCGCCAGACGTGCGCTGACCGAACAAGAACTTCTTCTCTCCATCCTCCCTGATGATCTGACAGCCGACAAGCTGATGGCCTACGCGCATAGGGATGACAAGCAGCAGGCCGTCATCGGTCTTCCACACGTTGGCTTGTTCATCGGCAAATCCTTTGCGCTCGAGGTAGGGGTGGTAGCCGATCTGGCACTGGTTCAGGATGGATGCAGCCTTGCGAGCGGCCTCTTGCTGCTTCTCACGAATGTCTCGCGCAGCAGCCTCGACAGCCTTGCGTGCCTTGTTGGGGTCGATGGCTGAGTCACTGTCTGAATGCCAAACTGAAATTTCTGTCTCGGTGGCGTGGTTCTGCACGAAGGCATGGTCACCCATGAACTTCACAGCCCCATTGCGATGGTGCCGCTTGTCCTCCGTGGGGTAGCGCTTCCACACGCCGATGGGCGGCTCGCGGTCGATGATCACGCCGTGCAGGCGGCAGAAGTCAAGGAAGTGCATCTGGCATCCTCCACTTGCAGCCGACACAACCCTGATCCTTGCGGCCTAGCTCGGTCTTGGTGTACTGGCAGTCCATTGCCATCCTGAACTCGATGTAGACGCTGATCCTTCTTTCGAGAGGCTTGGGTTGGAAGAACTGTTTGTAGGGTCTTCTGTTGTGACAACCGTAGCTCATTTCTTCCCCTTTCCTTTGAGGTAACGAATCAGAGCGGCCTTCACCGCCTTGTCAAACTCTATGCTTGGGGCTTTCGGCGTTTCCGCCAGACCCTTGGGCCAGACGCCGTAGCGGTCTTTGTACGTGTGGGCTGCTCTGCCTGTGCTCCATCCGTGGTACTTGACCATGTATTGGCACATGCTGTACCAGTCTTGCTTGCTTTCCCGAGAGGCCGCTGCTTTGAGCTCCTCCATTTCTCCCGGTACTGACTCCACCATGCTGCGCTTCTCGCGGGTGTAACCGCAGTGAATGCAAGTGTCCGACCCGCCAGCCCACAGGTGGCCGCACTTGGGGCACTTGGCTGCTTCTTTCTCCTTGTCGGTCTTTTCCTTCTTGGCTTTCTCTTTGCCGTCATCCAGCTCATGCACGCCGTTGTTGTAAATCTCTTCCCAGTCTTCTTGGAATCGGATGTAGTTGCCCGCATGGTCCAGCCACACCGCGAACTCCTTGTCCGGGTAGCCGCGCATCACGCGCCCCATCTGCTGGACATGAGATGACAACGACTTGCTGAATGGCCGGGCGCTCACGCCGATCATCACGTCAGGCACATCAAAGCCCTTGGTCAAGATGTCAGTGGCGATCAGGCCGTGAATCTCTGTGTCGGGCTTGCTGAAGTCTTCGATAACGTCTCGCTTGAAGTCATCCTCGTCCTTGTAGGAGATGCTGATGAAGTTGTAGCCCTGCTCCGCGAACTTCTTGGACAGGTCGGCGCCGTGCTCCACGCCAGAGCAGAAGATGATGGTCTTGCGAGGGCGACCGAATATCTCGTGCGTCTTCTTGATCCACTCGGACACGATGTCGCCAGTGATCTGCATGCCGCGCTTCGTTGACTCAGCCTGACTCCACTCGCCGGCCACCTTCTTGGCTCCGGTCATGTCGATCTCTTTAGCCACGAACACGCGCAGTGGGCACAGCACCTTCTGGTCCACCAGCTCCTTTGTTGTGACCGTGCTGACCACGCTCTCGTACACGTTACCCAGACCCTTGGTGAAGGGTGATGCACTCAGGCCAATGACCTTGATGTCTGGATTGTTCTTGATGAACTCGATGGTCTGTCTCCGCATCGCGTGCGCCTCGTCAACGATCATCAGCGTCAAGCCGGGGAACGAACCGCGCTTCTCCAGCGTCTGAGCGCTGCACACTTGGATGTTCTCGTATGGCCTGTAGCGCCAGTGGCCCGACTGAAGCACGCCGTGGTCGATCTTGTACTTCTCAAGGCGCTGGCTTGTCTGGTCGCACAAGATGATACGGTCCAGAATCATTGCTGCTCTGTTGCCCTTTTTGTTGGTGGCCTCGAGCAAGGCGATTGCCATCTCAGTTTTTCCGCCACCAGTCGGCGAATAAAGCATCTGCGCTTTGTAACCGGCAGCGAAGCCTCGCCTTAAACCATCCAAGGTATCGAGCTGATACCCTCGTAATTGCAAACTCATTTGGTTTCTCCAACTGCCAGCACACATGCCCGCTGGCTTGGGCAGTCTATTTACTTGAGCGCTCCGGCAATCTTGTCCAGCTTGCCAGCCCTCTCAAGCTCCGCCAGCGTTTGCATCGCTGTTGCTGCTCTCTCAAGGAGGCTGACGTAGCGCTCCAGATTGCTGAAGTTGGCTGTCTTCTCAACTTTCGCCAAACCAGAGGCTAGATCATCCGCAGCCTTCCTCACATCTCCAGAACACTTCTTTGCGATGTTAGATAGGTGGGTGGATTTTTCTTGGTACCTGTCGCTTGCCGTCATGAGCGCCTTCTCGGCCTCGTTCAATACTCGCGTTGCGTTGTTGAAATCTACTGACATGTTTTTTGCTCCTCTTGTTAAAAAAGTTCCTGATGGGTCTTCTATTTCTGCTGCAATACTGTTAATCACGGATTTGGCCGTAAACATTGGTCCGTTTTTTCCTTGGCCGACCATATGGATGCCGCTCATGCTTGCTCCTTCTTGAGTTGACGCTGCATCGACAGCACTTGCTTCTTGAGTTGGCTGTTCTCTGACTGGTACTGATCCCGGCTTTGCTTGACCGCCGCCAGTTCGATCTTGGTGATGCGCAACTCCTCGCGCAGCTCGCTGATGAGGTCTGTGGCCGCTTGCTTTTCTTCAGGTGTGCCCTCCATGGCCGCAACTGCTACACGCGCCTTCAGTTCTTCGTTCTCAGCCAGCAGCATGTCGATGGCTTCTTGGTTCTGATCATCCTGTGCTGTTTGCTCTGGCTTGATCTCAGGGCCTTTCAGATCAGGCTCTTTCGGTGCGCGGCCCGGTGCCTTCTTCTTCTCCATCATCTTGCCGCTTGGTGATGTGTACTTCACCGTGTCGCCAGTGTCTTTGCCAACACCCTTGCGCAAGTCAGATACAAATGTGGGTGACACATGGCAGTGCTTGGCGATCTGTCCGTTGCCCATACCCTCCCACTCGAAGTCATCCAGTAGCGTCATCACAGCCTTGCGCTTGTCAGCGTAGGTGCGCCGCATACCGTGGGAAGTGTTCACCCCTGTCGAGTGGAATACGGCATCTCTCAAGGTGCCCTGCACCACGTTGCACAGGATGGATACCTTCTCAGCACGCTTGTGCGCAAAAAGGCGGTGATAGCCGTCCGTCAGGTAGTAGTTGATGCCGTCAAAGTAAACCAGCACAGGGGGAAAGTCTGCACCTTCAAGGATGGCCTCGGCGTACTCTGAAACCGTGGTTTCGTTGATCTCTGTTCGGGACTGTAAGCGCTCGTCCATCACGAGAGCGCCAATGTTCATTACCTTGTTCATTTTTTGTCCTTCATAGTCCACCCCAAAAGAAACCAGCGCCAGTAGGTCTGGATGTTGATGTTGTCGTACTTCTGGCCGTCCCACTCGGGCTTGCCTTTGCCCTTAGCCATAAGCATGGCCTCGAACTTTTCTCGCGCTTCGTTCATTTCTTCTCCTTGTAAATCTGCATGTGTGCAGGTATCGGGTCATACATGGTTCGACCCTTGGTTGCTGACTGCGAGCGGCGCAAGGTCTCGTCCTTTGCCATGATGCTGGGCTTGCCCTTCCAGTCCCATACGCTGCTCGTTTTCTTGATCACTTCTTTCGCTTGTTCTCTCATCTCTTCTCCTATAAAAACTTGATCTTGGGTGACTTGCTTTTGATCATGTCCGTTACCCGCTTGATGTGGCTTTCGTACACACTGCGCGATACCGCTGTTCGCTGAAGCTCGTGGTACTCGATGATGTCCTGAAAGCTCTGAAGGCCGGGGCCAGTGCTACCCATCTTGCCGATCCGCCTCCACCTGTCGTGCGCGTCGATCAGGTGCATCTCTGCAATCTTCACATGCACCATGACCTCGGGGCCAATGTTCGCAGCGGCCATGCTCTCAGCGAGTTGCACCACGGCGTTGATGTTGTTCCAGTCGCTTGGCTTGGCGGCTCCAGTTCTGAACGCCTCCAAGCTGCCGTTCTCCTTCTTCCTCAAAATGTCCAAGCTCTCCTCGTCAGTGATGCTGGCTCCCACAATGGCGTGAGTGATCGGATTAATGGTCGTATCCCATATTTTTCGTCGTGTTTGTTTGCGCATGGGCGGATGTTACATCAATGTGCAATTCTTTGCAATAAAATGTTGCAAATTATTTTTAACTGTACTAAACTGCACACACGCAACCTCCACGCTTTGGTTGCGCTAACAGGAGAACACATGAAAAAACTTTTGATCGTTACCGCGCTGTTGTGCGGCGCTGCCCATGCGCAGCAGAGCTCCATCATGTACACGGGGCAAGACCTTTATGTGCGGATGACGAGTTCACCCAATTTGGTGAACGGATATATCGCAGGGGTAGCGGATGCGCATTCCGGCATAACAATTTGCATTCCTCCGGGGCGGGTGACATTGGGACAGATGTTTGACATGGTTAAGCAGACGCTGGAGCGAGTACCATCAGAGCGGCATTTGTCTGCTGACATTTATGTACAGGCTTCATTGGAGAACCGTTGGCCGTGCGCAAAGAAAGGAAGTGGGGTATGAGCTACATCGAATACATCAAGTCCCTGTTCGCGCCGCCGAGCGCAGAGACACTTGCGTTGCGTGAGCTTGAAGAAAGCCGCCGTGAACTGCTGAAGTCCCAAGCGCATCAAGAGTACACAGCCAAGATGGTTGAGTACCACCAAGGCAAGATTGTTCGCTTGAGCAAGTATCTTAAAGCGTCCATGAAAGAACAAGACAAGGAGACAACATGACCAAAGACGAAGCTCTCGACTTGGCGCTGGAGGCGTTGGAAAGCGTATTGGCAAACCATAACGGAGCGCCTGTTCTGCCTTGGATTGAAGCAAGAGATGCCATCAAGCAAGCCCGTGCCCTCGACAAGAAGGCAGAGAACACAATGATCTACAGAACCTTTGAGCAATGGAAGAGTGGCAATGTGCTGGAGCATGGCGTTCCCCGCACCGAGCATTACAGCGAAGACCAACTCGATCTGGTGGAGATGGGCTGGAACTATGGCTACGATGCTGGCCGCGCAGTGGAGCAAGCCCTTGACAAGAAGGCAGAGAACGCCAGAGAGTTGGGGCTGGACTATGAGCCTGCTGAATGGCTGACCGGATGTCCTGAGTGCGGAATGGACAGCGGCTGTGATTGCGACAGCGGCACATGGAACCCACCCGCAGCACCTGTGCAAAAGCCTGTGTGGATTCGACCCGATGAATTGCAGAAGGCCCAAAAAGCACCGTTCTTGTGCCGAGTAGAGCCGCATAAGCGTGACGATTTTGTTCCTCTCTACACCACCCCACCCGCAGCACAGCGGCAATGGGTTGGGCTGACGGATGAGGAGATTGAAAAAGCCTGTGTTCCGCTTGGTGCGGCAATGCTGTCTTTTACAGAAGTCGCCCGAGCCATCGAAGCCAAGCTGCGCGAGAAAAATACATGATTGCAACAACAAGAAAAGACGCCCTTGCTTCTGGGGTTGTTCGTTACTTTACTGGCAAGCCTTGCAAAAACGGTCACATTGACGAAAGAACAGCGATCAAAGGTATGTGCTGCCAGTGCCAAAGAGAAACAGCCGCATTGCGCTGGCGTTCTGGTTTAAGCTGGGTTCAACAAGACAAGTCGAGAGCAACAGAGGCTGTTCGTAAATGGACTGCAAACCATGCGGCACAGAAGTCCAAGAAAAATCAAGACTGGCGCAAAAGCAATCGCTCGGAAGTTAATGCTCATGCCGCAAAAAGAAGGGCCGCCAAAATTCAGCGAACTCCGCTGTGGGCAGACAAGGAGCAGATCGGTATGTGGTACAGCGTGGCTGAAGTTTTGAGTCGTGGCGGAGTTGAGTTTCACGTTGACCATATTGTCCCATTGCAAGGGAAAGAGGTGTGCGGCTTTCATTCGCACGACAATTTACAAGTGCTTCCATGGTTTGAAAACCTGCGTAAAAGCGCCAAACTCAAGGAGAAGAACGCCGCAGCACAGCCAGCCGTGCCCGATGCCATACACCACACCGACCTGAGTGAGCATCCCCAGTACATCGAAGGCTGGAACGATTGCAGGGCAGAGATGTTGAAAGGAATGAAGCCATGAGAGACACGATAGACATGGCCCGTGAGGCAGGCTTCAATTTGAATTTCCGAATTACAGGTAGCAACGAAGCTCTTGACCGCCTTGTTGAGTATGTCCGTGCTGATACGCTTGCCAACATCGACCCGTCTAAATTTATGTCCTATCAGGAGGCGTTTGAAGCGGGGCGGCTGGCTGAGCGTGAGGCATGTGCAAAGGTGTGCGAAGAAGTGCTGGAGCAGTACAGAGGAACAAGTATGGGAAAACACGCAGAACTTGTTGGTGACGACTGCGCCGCCGCCATCCGAGCAAGGGGGAACACATGACTGAATGCCAACACCGCTGGGAACCCGTTGAAAGCCAGCCCATTTACAAATGCGCCCGGTGTGGCGCTTTTATGAGGATCATCAAATGACCAAAGAAGACGCCCTGAAAACCATGATGCTGCTGTCTGCTCTGGAGAGTTGGGCATTCAGCACGAAGAACCTGCTGCCCGATTACCTGCATGAAGACCTGAGCCTTGCAATGGAAAAGCTGGAGAAGATTGTCTTGGGGAAGCAAGCATGAGATACGAACAAGCCAAGCCTCTGGTCGAGACGCTGATGAACTTGGCCGTCCTGTACCACGGCGCACCATCCATGCTCAGGCACAAGCTGTACGAAGCGCTGGATGAGTACCTGCCCGACTTGGATGAGGGATGCCGTGAGCGCGGCTGCATCGCGGTCGATCACCTCAAGGACAACCTTGACAACATGAGCAGCGCCAACAAGCGCCCACTCAAGGAGTACCCATGAAGAAAGACATCAAGGCATGGGCCATCAAGATCAGGGGCCGCAGTTTTTACCAAGGCACGGACGGCAACCCGTTTCTTTACAAGACTCTCCCCGCTGCGTCAGTCGTGGCCCTGAGAATAGAGGACTGGCAATCCATCAAAGCTCAACCAGTCCGCGTCAAAGTACGCATAGAGGAGATCGTATGACCGAAGAAGAACTGAAGGCCAAGATGCTGTCTTTTATTGCGCAGCAGGACAACACATACAACGACGAGTGGTACTGCACTGCGCATGAAATGTACTCCGGCATCATGAGACAGTTTGCCGCACATGCTGGCTTCGAGCTTCTTGTGCCGCCCAAGGCAGCAGAGCCACCCAAAGTTGGCCGAGCAGAGATGCTGCAAGCGTTGCTGCCGGAGATTCAGAAAATGTTTGGAACCGAATACGCCAAATACACCAAGGAGAAATCATGATCAACGTATACCCAACCCGCATCGAGGCCGTAGACGAGGATCAGAACGTCCTGTTCGTGCTCAGCACAGAAGACGCGCAGTGCTGCACCATGCACGTCAGGTCACCCATCGCACTGAGTAATGCCAACCTAGAGCAAGTACTGACCGCTGTACGCTCTGGAGTGAAGATGCTTGGACTGGAGGACTGAGATGAGCGACAACCTCGGAACCATGTTCAATCCCAAAACCCAAGCTCTTCACTCGCGCACCGAAGAAGTCCGCGCAAAAAAAGCATGGACCGGAAAAGCTAAAACTTGCTGGCAATGTCAAAAAGACAAGTCACCTGTTGGTGGTCATATAAAAGCCTTGCCGGGTTTCTTTAAGTTCGTATGTAAAGATTGCTGCGAAACGAATGCAAAGAAGAGGCTGGAGGACTGAGCCGCTACGCTCCGAGAAGCCCGCCACAGTGCGGGTTTTTTTACGCCCAAAAAATGGACGCGCCATAGGTCGAGCCGCCACCAGATGACCCCGTGTTCTCTACACAGGAACCTAGTAGCTCTCCACCGCGAAGCTGCTGCCTCGGGCCAAGTTCGGTTCGGTGGCAATAGTCCGCCACGTTCAGCCGTATGCTCTTTCCATCTGGGTAGTGTTTTTAAGGTACACCCCGGCTCCTCAGCCTTACCCCTCACGTCTTACGTGCTTGACCCAGTTTCCTCACCGCCTCGCATAATTTGCGGCATCCCCCCGGCTCGACTAAAAGGGGGCCAGCTCACGATAACTGGTTCGGTGTTCCCTTCCGCGCCACCCATGCAGGTGCTTGCTATCGTGCGGAGTACGGAAGTCGAGGAACTGCTTAAAGATGGTGGCCGGGGCTGAGAATCCCGGCATCCCCCGCTTCGGAAAACAGGGGTCAACTACTAGAACACCGGGATGCCGTTAAGGGTCTTGCCAACGCAGAGCGCCGAACATCCGAGTGTCTTTT